GTGCGTTTGAGCATAGTCTATCAACCACAAGAGAATTGAAATAGTCTTAGAAGCACCTGTACCACCAGCCACTCCTCTTATTCGTTTGTTTAGTTTAAGAATTTTCTTTGTTCCTGTTGTCTGTATGTACATTGGTAGTAACCCCCCCTAGTATTGGTTGTACGTTTACTTGAACTGCGGTTATGTTTTTATTGTTTAACTTTCCTTTTAACTTTAATAACGTTTCCCAGTACTTATGCCTTACACCATAATCCGGAACTTCAACGAAGTTATCTCCCGTGCCATGTATTTTCTTCGCCTTAGTCATTCCTTCTGTACCGACATTAAGAAGTGCAATATCAGTTAATCCCATTTCATCCATAAGTTCTGAGAATGCAAGTTTTTGTAAGTTTTCAGACCCTATCGTTCCAGCACTCTCCCTATCCTTACAATCATATACTTGCATAGCGGCTTCAGTAGCGTTTCCTGTTTCAATATACTTCTTGATCCACTTTCTTTGTTTGATTGTTAGTTTGTTTCCTTTTGCCATTATAATCTCCTTAATAGGCAGAGCCTCTTGTATCCAACCAACAAGTATTCAGAGGCAAGGAATGTTAAAGACAAAACAGTATAGTCCGAAGATAATATAGTTTCCCGATTGGTTGCTTCCTCTTTTTCTGCCTGTTAAAGAGCTTATTTTCTTCTTCTTGATTGACTTGCTTTTATTGCTCTTCCTTGTCTTGCCGCTTTTGCTCTTGCACCTTTACCACGATATATCTTTCCGCGAGTTCCCCATCTATATCCACCTTTTACTTTGCGTACTGGCATTTAATCACTTCCTTTCTTTTCTTTTTTATTATAACACTCCTCTTTATATTCTTTTAATTCTAACAAAAGATTTATCCAGTCGTAAATATCCATCACTGCTAAAATTGGTCTGTAATTGCTTGTTATCATTAAAACCGGTGGTTTCATTGAACTGCTTTCACTCTTAGCCTGTTCCCAAAACTTCCATATTCTTATCTTTTCTTGGTTTTTCGCTTCAATGGAAAATGGTAATTTCGTATATATATCACTTTTCCACGCCCACTGAGCACCACTTTGAAAAGAGGGTCGTGCCTTTGGATCTAATCCATAATGTCGTAAAAGAGATGCTATTTTTCTTTCTAGTCTTTTACCTTTTTGTCGTTTTCCAGATGCTTTCATTTTTCGTTTCTTAAATCACTTATAGTCAAACCTAGAATTAGTCCAGCATATAACAATCCAAAAAAGAATGTTGCAAAATCACTTACATCAAATACGTAAGGGATAGTAACTATTGTCCAAACCAATAATATCCACCTTAGTGTTTTCTTCATGTAAATCACCCCCTAACTAATAAACCAACCACACCAATAAATGTAGCGATTTGTAAAGCTATAATTCCATTTGTCATTATAAAGTTATACATAAATTATCACCTCCCCATTTCTTTAATTGTTCTAATTGCTTGATTTATTGCCTCGTTTAAAAAGACTCTAAATATACCACTTTCTTCAGTACCCTTAGCTAAATCTTTATCAGCTTGAGAAATTGGCATTTTCATCTTCTCTAATTTCTCTATTATCTCTTTCTTTTGTTCTGCTAGTTCTTTAGGTAATACTTGATATATCACTCTCCACATCAAATCTTTAATCCTCTCTGGGTTACGAAAATAAATTAGTTGTCCATATTTATCTTCAGTTATCCAGCCCCACTTAACATGAACTTTATATGTTCTATTAACAATCTTATTTATTCTTTTTTCTTGTTTTTTGTTCAATGTATTTTTTTTAGTCATGGTAAATTTATTATCAATAAAAATATTTTACTCTCCCCAACCTCATGGCTGGGGACAAAAAACTATTTCTGTTCTTTTGGTAGTGGATGCTTCCACGGAAACATGTCAGTTATAGAATGTAGATTAACCCAAGCATCACCAACGGGTTCTACTTCATTCAAATTACCATCCTTGATAGCGTTCATAAACCTTCCTGAATCTGCTATCCAAGCACAATCTTTTAATTGAAGAAAGTTTGCCACTCTCTTAACCACCTTGCCTGTTAAGTGATATGTTACGGTTCTAATAAACAGCTTTTTTCCAATTAAATCATCCAGGTTATCAACTTCCACAACTTCATCATCACCTAGTTGGTTTTTAATTTTTTCGTATGTTTCTTCACTTATTTCTATTGTTCTACTCATATTTATCACCCCCTACCTAGACCCAGCCCAAGACCAAGACCTAGACCCAGACCACCAAAGTGTGTTTACATTATATAATTGTATATTCATTCTAATCCGTTTATTAACATAAAAATATATAGTCCTATTGCCAACATTAAACCAAGTATAAAGTTTCTTTTAAGATGTTTCATTTTGGTTTTCTGATAGAACAATATCCCCAAATTTTATAGTTTTCATATTTTTTCTATATTTGGATTTAACCACACATCCTAATATTTCAGCAGTTTTTTTAATTTCTTCAAATTCTTTTTTACTAAGCCAAGTTTTCTCTTTCTTTTTCATTTTAGTTTTATTTGACTATAAATACACCCTTAATAACCTCCCCATATTTCCAGAACATTAACTTCATTAACAAATATTTCCATTTTGGATATGTTATTTGTCTGTATCCATGATATATATACGTTTCAGCGTTAAGAATTAATGTTCTTTTCTTTTTCATTTTAGTTCTGGTTTATAACTAAACCTAATATCATAATCTACTAATGCCTTTTTTAATTGTTCAAATTTACTAGCCAGTGCTTCATTTGAAACACCCTCATCTTTTGAAAGTTTGGCAAGTAAAGCCACACCTTCTATTGCTATAAATAAAGAATCCCAAGCTGAATAATCACTCGCTATAATCGTTTTACTATTCTTCTTACTCATATCTAGTGTGATAATAATTTGGTTTATTCCTTTATCGTTTATTTTCTTTTTCATTTTAGTTGTTTAATTGCTTATCAAAGAAATCTAATATTTTCTCTAGTAAATCTTCCATATCATAGGCTATACTCCTTAACCACCTTATCTCTGGTTTATTATGGTCGTTGCAAAACTCGTAGATAAACTCTCTCCTTATTCTCTTTCTCTCTCTTGCTAGTTCATTGGCTAAATATTGTTTAGTTTCTTTATCAAATTTTTCACTATAAATTAACCATTTCTTATATTCTGGTGAAGGAACTTTCATAATTATACCAATTAAAATATCTAATTTCTCAACGATTTGTTTCTCAAACCTTTTCTCTACTTCTTTATTTAATTTATTTTGTTTCATTTTAGTTATATTCCCATACAACGTCCTGCAGTCCATCTAATAAATGTTCTATTGTCATTTTCAAACATTCTAAACGCATAATCCGTGTTCGTTTTCCAGTCAAATGCTTGCTCATCTGTAAGAGGATGATATTTATCGTTAATCTGAAATATACCCCTATCCCTTGAACCATCACGATTAACATTTACCGCTTTAGGATTTAGTCTTGGATTTTCTCCACCGCATTTATCATTTCCTTTTAAGAGTAAAAATGCTTTGTCTGCGTCATCTTCAAACTTTACTTTTATATATTCTTCTATTGTGTAATCCTTCTTTATTTCTTCAATCTGAGGCTCTGGGGTGGGTTCTAAGGTGGGTTTAGGTGTTTGTAGTACTTCCATAGCTCTTGTATCTGGAATATCTTTTCCATTTTTAATATCAAAACCAACAAAGGCTACAAAGAGTAAAAAGGCTATTATGTAAATTAGTTCTTGTTTTAATTTATCATTCATATTTTTATATTGCTTAGAAAGCTGGCTCGGCTTTAGAGCATTACACCCCAAGTCCAGCCAGCGTTCTAAACAGCCCAAACTGGTGGATGATCCCGATTTGAGCAGAAATACCCCTTCCAAGGTTTACCGGCTTTGCTTACACCTTGCCTTGCTGTCATTGGTTGCTTACAAATTGGACAAGGAATAGTTTTGTTTGGATCGAATGTTATTTTTGGTTTCTTTCCTTTAACTGGAATAAATCCTTTCTTTTCAAACCATGCTAACCTAACATCATGGCCTTCTACTAATTCAGTAGCCTTCTTAGCAGAGGTTACATAGTCTATTAAGTTTCCGTCTTTGTCTTGTAAATGGTATATAAATGATTTCATGATAGTTTTTCCGTACACTTTGGACAAACGTATCCATTTAATAATCTTTTGTAATCCTTTTTGTGTAAAATTCCTAAATAATGAGTTTCACCGCAATATATACATTTTCCAATTACTCCTATACCAGAATACCACTTTGTATCGTATCCATCTTTTACAGCCTCATTAAATAGTTTCTTTGATTTAAAAGTGAAATACATACCCAATCTACCAATGTGATGATTTCTGTCCGGATATTTCTTGTTAAAATGATCCACCATCTCTTTTTTGTTTTTAAAGTTATATAATGATTTCATAGTATTTTGGTTTTAAAATAACAAGGCCCGCAAAGATCCATTTCTTCATTTTTCTCCCAAGGCTTTCTTACTAGCCATTTTGTCCATATTTTTACTCCACATTTTTTACAATAAGTTATATCCTTTTCGTGAATACCATACCAAGGACTCATTTTGTTTTTTAAGTCTTTAGCCTTTGATGTTCTGGTGTAGTGTTTTCTCATTTTAATTGTTGTAATACCCTCAAGTTCTTCAGGTGTCTTTTCATCCACTTATCTAATTTCTTGGCTACAGACCAAGCTGCAGACCTAGCAGACTCATCTACAAACCAAGCAGCAGACCAAGCAGCAGACCAAGCAGACCAGGCAGCAGACTCAGCAGCAGACATATTCTTCTTTGTTGGGTTGTTTACCCACCTTCTTGCAGCTTGTATTGCTTGTCTTGGTCTTTTATCGTTGGGGTGTTTCTTTTCAAAGTTCTTCAAGACAAGACTAGCAGCATAAATTGAAAATAAAACGCTATCCCTTTTTGTCCATCTCCAGCTCTTTATAATTCTCATTTTTTCCCAAACTTCTTTATCATCTTCAATAATGCTTTTACCATCCACCTCAACCTTGGCTAGTATTGGACCCTGCACATAATTGAAAGCCTGATAAATACCTTTTGAACAGTGAAACCCCGATTGGCACATGTCAAGACCACCATCGTGTGTGTACCATTTACCAACCTTCCATTTCATATCACCATGCTTTGATTTATAGCCTGTTTTTAGAAATTTATATCTTGTTTTCATTTTAGTTTAGTAAAATCTTCATTTCCAATGGTATCAATTTTCCCCAAAAACTTCCCCGCCTCTGTATAAATGTAATAAACAATTCTCAATACGCTATCTTTTGTTCCATTTCCTTCAACAACCTTAACAATAATTCCTTTTTCTAGTCCATTAAAACGAGTGGTCTCTTTTTTCATTTTTTCTTTCTTCTTGCTGTTATACCTGCGTTTAAGTATTTCCTGTATATTCTGGCTATGAATACTCTCAAACTATAAAGGTTGCGGAAAGGAATGGTTATATATTCCCAACCACCTTTTCCGTCGAATGTATCAATTCTTAATTCTTTTGTTTCTTCCTTCCATGTAAAGGAAATGTTTTTTAATTCAGTTTTCATAATTTTATTCTATCTGGATAAACTAAGTTCTTTGGTTTTGGATTAGGATTTTCTTCTTTCCAAATAGCGTGTGCGTGTTCGAACAATTTATACATATGGTTTATGTCTTCTACCTCATCTAACTTCCAACCTTCTCCCTGAATCTTCTTTCCTGATTTATCAGCACCCCTTGTTGAGGCTCTCAAATGTAAAAGTCCAGCTCTTTCAATTTTCTCATCCATTTTTGAGTTCCAAAGTTTTACATAAGCGGCAACCTGAATCTTATTTGTCTTGTGGATTGCATTCCCAGACTTCCAATCTATATACCAAATCTTTCCCTTCATTTTACAAATTAAGTCTAAAGTTCCCCCAAAACCTAGTTCTGGAGAAACTAAGCTAACTTCAATTCCAAGAGGTTCTGGCTTATAAGTCTTGTAGAAGTCAAAGAATCTAATCATCATCATCCATTCATCTAAGGTAAAGTTTTCTTTTTTATCTTCAGTCCATTTAATTTCCTCTCCATTTAGGAATCTTTCTATTCCATCGTGAATTTTAGAACCCTTTTCCTGTGCCCTCTTTAAGACTATATCTGCATTACTTCCAACATCTTTAAGCCATTGCATAAAGCCATATCCTTTGGGATATACATTTAGTATGTTTGTTACTGCTGGCTGGTAGGTTTCAGTTTTTTCGTCAAAGTAGAAACGTTCATCGAGGAATGTTATTTGTTGTAAGTCTTCTTTATGTATTACTTTCATTTTGGTTGTTTCTTATATAACCCCATACTTGCAATTGTATGAGCAAGCCTATTTATTATTTCTTCTCTTTGTCTAGCTAGTTCATCTGCTAGGAATTGTTTAACTTCATCCTTATGATATGGTCCACTAAAACCCAATACTTGTCGTTTACTAAACTTTTTATTAAATCTCTTTTCTACTGATTTAGGTAGTTTGTTCATGTTAGTTCTTACATATTTTGTTTAATTCTTTTTCTAACCTTTTAACTAATTCCTTTAATTCTTTTGTGTCGTTCACATCCAAAAATATCTTGTTTGTTTTTCCTTTTAATTCACCTATTAAATAGGCTAAATGCGTTAAGTTCCATTTATCTACCATACTGGCATTGTCCTTTCTAGAGTGGCTGTATATCCACAACCCTTACAATAAAGTGTTCCATCGGTGTCTTCAATTAGTGGAGTTGCACAAACCGGGCAAATTCCCCTGTCTGCAATTTCTAACATTACTTCTTGACGTATTTTTTCTTTTAATTCGTCAGGTGTTTTATTTATCATTAGTTAAATAATATACCTTTTGCAACCGCCTGTCAAGACTCAAAATTTTCCGTATTTTCGGCATTTCTTTTTTTCGCTAATCTTGCTTTAACACTTAATTGCTGAAGTTTTTTGTAGTAATCTATACCGTATTTTTGAAGTGTCTTTTTTCCACCTTTCTTGCCGAGTGCAACTGCGTTTGGATCTTTCATACAACTGAATTATAGCGAGTGTTTGCTAAATTTGCAAGTGCTTGGTATAATTATTTGAGGTTGCCTCCGGCGTCTGGAAGTCAATGCCAAGTTGAACTTTAATCCGGACGCCTTGTTATTTTACTTCTTTTACACCGAATAGTTTTTTTGCTTGTTCGACAATATCGTTTTCTTTTAACCATTCATTGTATCTTTTAAGAACCTTAATTATTTTTTGTTTGTCGCCGGATTTAATTGTTTCTATTACAAACTTTTTAATTTCAGAGTGTGTCTTTAGTTTCATGGTATTTTTTTCCATACTTCCCCATTCCCCCATCTTGCTTTAGTGGCTATCTGTTCTTATAAGGTTTCTCCTAAGCGGTGAACCGCTTGAGGTAAACTTATTCGTTATCTTAATCTAATCCGATTTTTTCGCACCTATCGCTTGGGAGTGGCTAGTCTTTTTTCTTCGGAAACTCTTGCGAGCAAAAGCGGCCGCCACCGGGTCTCCTATACAAAACTCAACTGCTGTGTGTCTTTCCGCACCTGTTGTGTAAGATCAGTCATAGTAAATTCTTCTAGAGGAATAATATTTGGAAGTTTGCCGTAAGGCATCATGTATTTTAATCCATATTTGAAAGCCATGGTTCTATTTATACTATACATTTTTCCTTTTATCAAGAAGTTAAAAATCTTCTTATTTCCTTTTATCAAGAAGTTAAAAATCTTCTTATTTCTTGCTCTGAAATCAGCTAATCTTACACCTATTGCAAGTCTTGATTTATATGGCCATTTTGGAAACAAAGCAGGACTAGCGTAAAAGAATTTATCTCGTTTCATGTAGTTTTTCATAGCTCTATTTGATAGCCGCACTTTGGGCAAGTAATGTATTTTCTTTCAACCTTTAATCTGACCGGATCTTTAATTTTTTGCTTCAGGTCTGATCGTGATAGCTCTTTTGCATCGTGTAATAGATTCTCCATATTATCTTTATTAACGTGTGGAGTTACAACAGCTAGTTTAGTCCACTCTATTTCAGAAAGTCGCTCCGGAGCGACATTGTTCTCTAATACAAACTTCTTATAAATCTGAATCAATCTATAAACAGATGACCTACTAAATGCCAATTCCGGTTGTGCTATATAACTCTCAAATGTATCGTATCCTAAAACTTTATAATACTTATTATCTTTAATAGATTTTAATTTCTCGGCAATCATTAAAAAGTTAGAGTTAACAACACGCTTAATCTCTTTTAATTGAACATCAACCTTATAGGCAATATTAACTTTTGTTAGATTTTGTTCCATATCTCTCCCCCATACGTCATATCTCTTTTTAATCTATCCTTTTTCTTTCTGTTTTTCCACCATTTTGTATCCATAAGTGGAGACCAAACTTGATATGGGATATTATTATCTCTACAAAAATCCTTAAACAATACTTGTTCTTTTCTTAATTTATCGTTCCAATCATCTCTTTTTACCTCAACAAAACCAACAACCTTTCCTTTTTTTATAATCATAAAATCGGGGAGTCCTTTTTTGGTTACTTGAAGATGGGGCTTGTTTTTACTAATAAAGTTTCTAAAAGAATTTTCCGCTTTTATTCCCTTGGGGTTTTGTGTTATACTTTTCATGTTAGTTAACCTAACCTAATATATATCCTCTTGGCACTCGTGTCAAGGGGATATATTAGTTAAGTGGAACTTTTGTCCCTCTTATAGTATTTAACATTGGAACTTTTGTTCCGAAGTTGTCTATTTTTTTCCATTTCCTCAATTCTTCTATGTAACTCTTTATGAACTTCTTTCTTGAGAGGATACAAATTACCTTTCCCGTCTATATCATACCAATCAAAATTTCCGTTTTTCTTGTCCGCTCTTTGAACAATATGATGTATATTATATTTAGTTCCCCTGTCTTTTTTGGGTATTCCGTATATTTCATACACCCTTTCTCTGTTTCGTTTGTAGCGTTCTCTTTCTTTACTCACTGAACTTCTACTTAATGTTTAAAAGGTCTTCTGCATCATCAATGTTGTCAATTATTTGTATTCGTTTAGTTGATGTGTTTAACAAAGCTATTGGATAGTAATCTCTAACACCCCCAAGAAAACCCTGTTTTTTACTCCATGAACTACCTAAATTTTTAGTTTGAACAGTCCCCACCTGGATTAAAGCCACCTCGTGTCCGTTGCGATATGCCTTTTCCATAGCACCTTTGTGTATATGCCCAGCAACAACTATATCTGCATCTTTATGTAATTCTAATGCTCTCTTGTGTGCGTGTGTTAGATTAAACGAAGATTTGAATCTTGCTATACTATGGAATGGCATTATTTTATATTCGATTCCATTAACATTTAATTTAATTATCCCCCCTTGAGTAATCAGAGGTATATTAAGTTCTCTTATTAGAAACTCATAAACATCTATACCAGCGGTTTGATACACCCAATCTACATGGCTAGGGTCATTTGTAACAGCAAGAATTTCATCTTGGTATTCTGTGAAGAACTTTTTAAGGGCTACTAATTGTGTTTGTGGTGTAACAACATCTGTCATCAATCCTTCCGTATGCCTTCCTTTGGGAACGAAGAAATCACCCAAATCTCCTATTGCTAATGCACGCAAGTTATCATTTCTATAAAAACTAGCAAGTAATTCTTCCAGAGCGTCATAATCAACAGCATTTGAGCCTATATGAAAATCTCCTATCGGTCTAACCCCAAACCATTTATAAGGAGTATCTATGTTAATTTCTAATTCATCTTTCCATAGACTTTCTGTTCTTGCAAATTCTGACATCTCTTTCATTTTTCCTAGATATTCGGAGAATGTGGTGATACCAAATTTATGTTTGGGTTTGGATATTGTGGTTTCCGCTGGACTTCTAACCTCCCTTTCTTCACCTTTTGAATTTATAACTAATCTTTCTCGCATCTTTTTAATTGTTTTTTCATCGTATATCTGATACACGGCAGTTTTGTGGAGAGTTTTTACTTCGTTCCTTTCGGAAAACCCCTTTTATTTACTCTCCAAACCTAGCCTGTGCTTGAGCATTAGTCCTTAAGGGATTCTAGGCTTTTTCTTAATGCTTTAAGTGATTTCCTATCTTCTGCATCTATCTTTTCTTCTAAAATCTCAAACATATCATCTATTAGTTGATGCTTTAAGGTGTCCATATTTCTTCCCTCATTTTCCAATCGTTCACATTGTCTATAAGCATCAATAGATTCTCTTAACTTAATATCAAAAGGATTTTCTCTTTGTTCTTCCACCATTATTTTATGTTCTTCTTTCGTTTAACAATTTTATCCTTTTTACGTTTTAATTTCCACTCCAAATAATCTTCACTTATTATTAAATTTACCCACACTAATAATAGGGCTATTAAACTTAGTATTCCGAGCAGTAATTTCATATCTCACCTCCTTTATCCTAGTTTTTTGAAAAAGTCAGCTAAAGCACCCCAGAACATAACTACTAATACTGGCCATGCTTGTTCAAATTTTCCACCCTGTGCTAATACACCAAAAAATGCTGCAAGAATAGGAGCTGAAAATTTCAATAAGTTAACTCCCCACTTTTTAAGTGCTACCTTTTTTGCTTTGGTCATGTATAATTCACCTCCTTAGATACTTATAAAGTATGAATTGTATAAGGTTATAATCCTTTATAGATTCTTTCTTAGAAGCTATTAGGTCGATTTTAAGCTGCTTGTTTTTGCTTTTACAGGTATCTATGTCTTTTAATAGTTTTTCCACCTTTTCAAGTAGTTTTGTATTTTCGATAGATACACCACTAAGTTCCTTTTTAAGCGCTTCAATCTCTTTTTGTTTTTCCCAATCCTTCTTATGGAATGAATCTCTTTCTTGATTAAGTTTTGTTTCCAATGCTTTGTAATTTGCATCCGCCTTAGATAATTGTTCAGTAAGGATTGATACTTCATCAGTTTTAGCCGAAAGCATATCATTTGTTTGCGAATATACCGTCTGGAGTTTCGATAGCTTCTCTTCACAGCTCTCATTGTCCTTTGGCGTTCCTGAGTAGAGCCTAAGACCATAGATATTAGTCGCTGGGTCGCCCCATTTAGCGTCAAAGAAATATGTTTCACCCATCCACGGGTCATTTGTAAGATATTTTCCATCATTTGTTTTTCCTATTATAAGTACAAAATGGTCTGGTTTCTTATCATTATATACATTATCTACAAAAACTATTACTGGTTTGCGTTCATTTAAGTATTTATCAATTTTTGTTAAATCGCAAGGCGTGTTTCTACAATCAACACTTTCATCCGCCTTAATGTCTTCAAATACTTTTCCCGCTCTCCAAAAGTTTATTAAGTTTTTTGAATCTCCTGTAAATACTCCATTATTTTTGTAAATTTCATTTAATTGTAAAGGGTCAATCTCGTGTCCATAATACCCCATCATCATTGTGTGGCATATTAAAAGACAGCCATACGAACCGATTGTTCCCGTTCCCCAACCTAATTTCTTGAGTCTAATAGACTCATCCCTTTGACTTAAAGGTAATATGTTTAATTTCATAATAACTTAGCAAAGACTAAACTGAGAACCAAAGCACCTAAGTTTATCATAGTTAATAAATCTACTCTTGTTTTAAGTGCTTTAATATCTCCTTTTACTCCTTCTATCTCTGTTTGTAAATGGGGAATATGGTTGGTTGTTAGTCTATTTAAATCATCACACAACTCATCTACCTTTTTTTCTAGTTTAGTTACTCTGTATTTTAGTGTAGAGTTTGTTGCCATATTAGAAACTTTTTATGCACTTCTAATGCCAAATACAGACATTGTAATGGCAAGTTGCATACTAATAGTATTACCAGCATCAATCAATTTAAATGCTGGTCTGAATTTCCAAGTACCAGCTGTAAGTGTATAAATTTCAGAAATAGTTTGTGTTATATAATTAGTATAATTTACCAAATTCTGATTGCCCCCAAAAGTTTCTGAGGAAAAATTATCATCACTTCTTGCAATTCCAATAACTCCTTTACCCGCATCCATCTTAACCGAGTATGACCCAATGACAAGAACTTTGTAAGTTTCTCCACTTGGAATGGTAATAGATGGCTCACTTATATCTACGCTTGCCCAAGTAGTTGTTGTATTCGTTGAAAGACCAATCCAATCATAACTACTATCTGCAAGCACAATGGGTGGCATAACTGGTAGAGCTAAACCGCTCAAATTACTATCCCCAATCTCTAAAACATCAGATGTGTTTACTTTAGCAATGTTTCTTTCAGTTTCTCCGCTATCTTTTCCTTGAACGGCTTTGTCATTTGGTAGAATTATTTGGCTATCTTTAAGTGTTACTCCGTCAACAGCTATTCCATTATCTGATGTTTTCTCTGAAATAGTATCTACTTTAACTGCACCGCTAAATGTTTTATCTCCTGTAATTGTTTGTGAACCTGCAAGCATTGCCACTTTTGAATCGTCATGAGTTCCATCTTGGTTGTGTTCTTCCAAGATTCCGTCTATTAAATCCCCCCAACCCTTATTGGTGATTAAAACTTCAACAACTGCTCCCGCTGAATGAGCCTGTGCTGTCCCCTCTGCTCCTCGTACACAGTTAATTAAGTCTGTTCCCGAAACAACACCAATTACTGATTCTTCTAGTGATGGGGTTTTTGTTCCATTAGAATCAACCCTGTCAATAGTTGCTACAATGGCCGTATCTGTTGGTAGGTTTGTAGCTGATGATAATGGGATTGTTGTTACCGTATCGTCTGCCACTCCACCTGATCCAATTTGTCCCACCCATTTTCTCGCTGTTTTCTTGAATTTATCTGTATTTGCTGCTGCCATTTTATATCACCACCTTTCTAATTAACCCAACTACTAGGCATACGTCTGGGAATTAGGTTTCCTTTTGCTTGCAAATGAAGGAGTGTAAAATCTGTATCTGCTGTCGTCGAATAAACTTTGAACTGTAAAGCATAAATCTTTGCCCTTTTCTTAATTGCACCTTTGGTTGTTGCTTGTGCATAAGTAGAGGGAGAGTCTGTTAAATAAACTGTCCAAGTACCGTCCACCTTCTTTGCACTTGCCTGGGTTTCACTTAAATAGGATTCTCCTGGTAAATCTGTTCCCACGCCCGTATTTGAACCAAAATCTGTGATTGTCTTGGTTGCTAGTGTGGTAAAACTTGAATCCTTACCTATTCCCAAAATCTGAAACCTAACTACTCCCTTGGGTCTTCCGAGATCCACAACTGCTTCTTTTAAATTTAGAATGTCGGTTTTTCGTTTAGATACTGGTAAAAGTGGTGAAATGTAAGTTTGATTAAATGCCGTTCCTAAATCATTAAGATAGTTTTTGGATAATTCAATCAATCTAGTTCCAGACAAAGGTACATAAAGGAATCTTGTGTTGTTGTTGGTGTCTGTATATTCCAGAAAATGCCTAGCCCCTATTGACCAATCTACTGACCAATTACCCCTTTCTGTATCGTAAACAATTATTCTGTCGTTGCCCGAAGCTGATCTGGGGACTGAAATGAAGATTTTAGCATCATAGAAGTATGCGGCAATTTCACTTATTTTATTACCCCTTAAACTTCTCCAATATGGTCTTATATTTGAGCTTCTTTCGGTTGTTCTTAAAATTCCGTAAAAGTTCTTTTCAGGACCTAGCGTAAACCACCCCTTACGATTAGGAAATGCAATATCGTTTTCAGTTGCCACTACACCCAAGACCGACTCTGTTCCAAAAGAACCCACCACCTTCGATGCAGATGGAATTGAAAAGGATGTACCAGCAATATCAACCCCCACGATTTTTATCTGCCAAACCGAACCCTTACCATCTGGTGTTCTACACAATGCCGTTGCCCTTCCTTCTCCTGAACCACTTTGATAATGTTTAACAGCAATGGGTAATTCACGACCCCCTTTTTCCAGATTGATCCAGCCCCCACCATAGAAATCCGAGAAGTTTCCAAGATCTTGTCCTGTACCTGAGAAATAAACTTTATATTTATCCCCCGTATCGTTTGTAGCCCATATTCGATTATTGGACACACACATTGAGATAAACTTGGGAGCGCCTGTGGTGTTTGCATCCGGAACTTCAATATAGGTATTTATTTCAAGATGACCATCATCCGCAAAGTTCGTTTCTGTAGTTGATGTTAGTAACGTTTCATATCCCGTTTCATCTGATAGATATAATTGGTAACGTTTTGCACCAGACACAGAGTTCCAAGACCAGTGAATTTTATCTGTTCCCGCTGTCCAATTATCCCTAAGTTCACAACAAGTAATTGAGGCTTCTGTTGAACCCACGGTTTCTCCTACTTCATTTAGTGCTGTTACTTGAGCATAGTAAGTGTAAATTCCACTCGATAAATCCCCAACATGAGAAGCCGTTAAACCCGTTGGTGCTGAGATTTCAGTGTATGTGGTTAAAACCGATCCATCATATCTTGCAAGTGGATCTGTTCCGTTTGCTATATAAAGATATCCGCCAATTTGCATAAAATAACACAAAGTTCCCGCTGTAAAAGTAGCCCCCGATATTTCGGTTAAAGCCCCCCCATCTGTTGATTTCCACGCCTTTCCATCAGAAATTGTAATAAGTTCTGTTGAGGCATCCGATTTAACATATTCTTGAGCGCCATCTATTTTTTTGTCGTGTGTAGCGCCATAATATCCTGTACCCCATCTTGTTTTCCACAATCCATCCTGAACTTGCATTAGATTTGTGCTATCTACAGCAAATTTGGGATTCATTCTAGCTTCATCAACCAATGAATTACTACCGCCATTAAACTTATCTATTGTAAGTAATATTTCTTTTGCTTTGGTTTTTGTTGTTTTTAGTTTCATATTATCCGCTCTTAGCCCACCTTGCTTTACCACCCGTGCTTCCAAATCCGGCATCAGTCTTATTCATTAAATTATCTGATTGAAACCATGTGGGCATAACATTTCTGGTTTTCATGCCTTCTAATTTTTGTGTGGCAATAGAGGCTGAAAGAGCATCTCCTTCATCTCGTCTTAGTTCTGATAACACATAATAAACTGCAAACATGGGATCGCTCATTTCAAAGGTATCTGATCCCGTTGTTAATTTAGTGGCGTTCTTGTAGTAATTATAACTAATTGTATATCCCCCGGTAATTGTAAGATTGGGATTAAACTCAAGGGTTGGTGAACCATCCATTAAGAAGTAACACCAATTTGAAGTAGTATTCTCGTAAAGCTGGATTTCTTCTTGTTTAATTACTTTGTAAGCGGTTTTAGAAGTTCCTGAACCCAACCACACATATCCAGATGCAGGAAATCTGAAATCTGAAGGCACATCATAACTTGTATCACCAGCAGAGGTTGTTTTATCTCCATCTGAAGCATCAGCTAACTTAACAAACAATTCATTCCAGAGCATACCTTCTTCGTTTTCCCATAAATTAACTGCTATATTAAGAAGTGCTGTCCAAACTGCATAATCCTCATCCCCCGACGAGGGAGCTGTCGAATCCGATTCATAAAGCGTATTTATGTAATCGATTGCTGAATCCAAGTCTGTAATTATTTTTGCCATTTTAATCCATAAAAAAAGACGGCCTCACTCAATACGAGCTATGCCGTCTGTCCTACCACTCCTGTAGGTAAAGACTAATCTATTATCTAACAAATTGTTATTCATGTCAATACTTTCTGATAGTTACTTTTGGTAATGCTTTTGCTTTTATGGTTGGCAACGCTCCCCAATCTAGGTTTATTTTGGGTTGTTTAGCTCTAACGATTGTGCTTGGTTTAAGAGTGGGCGCTTTTGGTATTGTGAGTGTGGGTATTTTAGCCGTACTCTTGGTAAATTTAATTGTTGGAACTTTGGTTTTCTTGATGGTTATTTTTACACCCTTTTTACTTTTACCTTTACTACCATAATTTCCACTTCCTGTATAGCTCCATACATCTATTCCATAATGATCCTTAATATATTGTGCTACACCAGTCTTTTTACTTGTTAATACTCCAAACTCCCAAAGTTTGTTAATGAGTTCTTGTCGCTCTTTACCTTTCTTGTCTTTTAATTGACTTACAGCCCATTTTGCCCTGTCTGGCACCTTTATACTTGAAGGATGGTTTTTGCCATAAGTATCTAATTGAATCTCGAATACTTGTTCTGGTCTTTCTTTCTCAATTTGTTTCTTGAGCTTAATTGCTTCATCAACATCAGCCTGTAATAAAGATATATCTTCGCCCCTGCTTCGTGCTAAGACTTTCTTTTTGTTGTAGCTGTTAATTGTAGATAGTGTGTCTTTATATATAATTCCAATATCTTCTGTGTTTGATGGCAAGCTAGCTTTTGGTGTAGCACCAACGCTTTTAACAATACCCAACCTCTCTCCCATTGGTGGAACTTTTGTTTCCGTCTTTGGTTTAATTTTATAATTTGCATAAGTTTCTCCCACAAATCTTCTAACCAATGGTATATCGTTTGGAGATACTCTTTTACCTTCTGCTAAGTTTTTAAACACATCAAGTATTTTAGATGGTGTTTTTACATAACCAGCAAAATGTCCTTCTAAGAAGTTTTGAACAAGTAGCGGTGATATATTAAGTGCCGCACCTATCTTCTTATATGCTGTTGGTGTCCACTCATAAGCCTGTAGGTATTTAGGTTTAGATTTAAGATAATAGGGAACTATCTCTTTAGCTTCTTGTTTTCTTGTATCATATTTATAAAAAGATTTGTTTGTTAAACCCTCCATGCTGGGTTTAATAGCTTGTGGTAAATTACTTCCTATTGTTTTAATGGCCATTTCTTTAATCGAACCACCACCCTGAATGACTGGCAAAACATCTCCTATTGTTTGTAGTGCAAGTTGTTTAAATGATTGCTGATCTTGTCCATATAAATGTTCTATAAAATTCTGAACTGGATTTGATGCTACGGGAACTATGTTCCCCTTTGGGAACTTCGAATACTTTACTGTTCCATCTGGATTTCTACCAGTAATTATCACAAAATTACTATCTTTAACGTATTGAGGAATTTGTTTATATTCTTCTGGATATGACGTTAGGTTGTGAATTGTAGCAAACACCTGTGGTAAAACGGCATAGGTTGTCATTGCAAAAGCTACTTTTCCAGGTTGGTTTTTAACCGATCTAATTAGTTTATCAAACCCTTGTACACCAACATTTAAGAAAGGAATTATTGCATTTGCAACTTTCATCTTTGCCCCCATTCTTGCGAAGTCTAATGTTGCCTCTCTTGACTCCATCATACTTAATAGTGGATTACCAGTCTTTTTAAGTGCCTTCTTATATAATCCAACCCTGGTGGGTACTTCTGAATATTTACCAGCAATATCAAGACCTTTACTGATCCACTTAAATAGATTTTTCTTGTTCGTTGATTCGTCAAAGTATTTTGATATGCTTTTTCTACCACTCATTTCGCCTAAATCTATTTTTGCACCAGATTTTAACCAGCTTTGATACGCATCATCTTTTGTAAGCATTGATTTCAAACCGCTAACATAATCAACAAATGGAATGTATCCATATTTTGATGTAATACCAGCATCTAATTGATCTCTAACTATATTTGGTATCATAAAGGCTGGATTTCTACCGGTAGCCCCCTGTCTTAAAATAGAAGCAGGTCCTCTTAACAATTTAAATATCAATCCCATTGTTTCTTCGTTTGCACCCTTTGCAACATCAGCTATATCCTTTCCAACTTTCCAGTATTCTTTCTTCCCATTGTTCCAAGTAGTTATAGTATCATTTCCACTTTTAGATACTTTTTCAAAACCAAGATCAACAATGTTTTGGAGATTAACTATTGCTTTAGCAACATTGTTCTTTTCTATTGCCGCACGATTTGTGTATGTGTTAGCAATTATTGACTCTACTGGGGATATTATCTTTCTTTTTGAACCTTTAATCTTTTTAATTGGCTGTGTTCCTTGCATTGTTTTGTTGGTCGGTATTCCCAAGTAGTTATCGATTTCATCCATTACCCTGTATAAAGGAGCATAATTAGGATTTTGTTTTCGCATCACATTAGCCGTATTCTTACTTATAAATCCGCTATCAATTAGTTCGTTTAACATTTTATCCTCGTATTTATATAATTGATCAGCAACTTGTTTAATACTATCCCCGTATTTTTGTTCTAGTGCATTAACAACGGCTTTAGATTTTTCTGGATTAACTCCGTATATTTCTCTACCAGCCTTATCAAAACCAACCATTCTTTTATGTGCTAAATATGTATCTAGATCGACCTTTGGTATTCCTAGTTCGTCAGCCTGTTTAATAATTGGTTCAAGTTCTGTTTTGAAGCGATTGTTTGCAATTCCACCAGCACCAGTTAATCTTCTAACTAAATAATCAGGATTGTATTCTGGTCTAAGTTCTGCGGATTTACCTAATTTTTTCTCTACTATTTTTACTTTTCTTGATATTGGATTATATCTATCAACCCAGTTTGTATAAAATTCATTAGCATATTGTCGCAAACTCTTTTTGGGCTCATCTCCTATAGAACCTATATCTTCTCTACCTAGTTTTATTGTTTCTTCTGGTGATTTTATCTTAATCTTTGGGGTTTCTTTTAATATTTCCTCTGCTTCTTTTACTGTTATACCCTTCATTTTTGCATAATCTTCTGGAGAGAGTTCGGTTATATCTTGAGTCGTAAGTCCTATTTTGTTTTTAAGTTTGTATTTCCACAGGGGCATTACGATTCTTTCACCGGTTTCTGGATCGTATTGCATTGTTTTAACTGGAGTGGTCCAGTGTTTCCCCACATCACCCAAATAGGGTTTAAACTCCCTCCATAATTTATTTGCAACCGAACCAGCAGTTCTAAACCCTAATTCACTTGCTGCACCAAACGCTATTTGAGAAGCTAGATATTTTTTAATATCTTCTTCGGTGCTATTATCTGGTAAATCAGCCAATCCTTGTATCATTCCTTCTATACCACCTTTTGAAAGTATTATTCCAGCCCTCTTGAACAAGCCTGATACCGCTCTGTCATTAAATACATTACTTGTTATCTCATATAGTTTTTTGTTTGTAGGGTTTTGAGTAAAACCGATCATTTCCCCCACTTTCTTTGCTGGGTCAAATGAAACATCACCAATTAAAGGTATTTTAATCTTTGTATCTACACTAGGCACTGTTTCTGGGAGGTTGGCTTGCGACATTCCACTCAATACACCTTGAGCAACCCTTGAATATGCTTTTGGTTTCTCTCTTTGTGGTAAGCTACTTAAAAGATTTGCCCCCTGGAATAATGTAAATCCACCTTTTGTATAGGCTGGTGCAACTATCTGACCAGTTCCTTTAGCTGTTCTGGCTAACCCAGCCCCAGTCTGTAATAAGTTTCTATTATACACACCCCTTGCCGTTTGTCCTGCACCACGAAATATATTGTAAGCACCAGATCCAACTGTCTGGGCCGTGTTTATTGCCATATTAGCTGGAGTGTGGAAATAAGGTCTTACTTTTTGTGGTAACACATTTTCAATCATCTGTGAACCACTCCTGAGTGTTTGACCGAATAAACGAGGACTAATGCTTTCTAATCCACGCTGTTGAACTCTACCCAATCCTTGTGCAGCCTTTGAACTCCAGAAGTTTTGTCCACGATTAGATTCTGGATTGAAGTATTGTTTTACTTGTTTTACTGGAGTAAATTTATTTTGTCTAAACCAACCACTATTATCTCCGAATAGTTTCTTTAATTTTTCTGCTAAATCTAGGATGCTGGCCATGTTGAATGGCTAGATTTAACCAGGTAGCCAGCTGGGGTTTTGAAATAATGGTTGTTTTTCTTCAGTAGATGAACCATATCCCATTGGAAGTCTTAAATTTCCCCTTGAGTCAACCTGTATCTGTCCTGCAATCGGAGTAAGTCCAGGCAGTTCCTGTGCTAATGGCAGAATTTGCTGCATGTTCTGTTTTATCTGGTTAATGGTAGTGCTGTTGTTTATTGCCCACTGTTGTAGTGCTGAGTATCGATCTCTTGCGTCTTGCTCAACTTGATCAAGTTGATTTTGTGCTTGAGTAAGGATATCTCTTGAAAGATTAGCCAAGTCTGTTGATTTACCCTGTTCACCCCGACCTATTGCTTGTCTAATCTGATTCTGTGCATTAAAAAACCAGTCTGCAATTTGCCCTATTTTCTGATCTCTTTCAAACTCTAAATTCCTAATTTCTGAATCATAAATGTTTTTGAGATTTGTTTCTCTTGCATCTATTTCTTTCATTATATCTGCCCCCTGTCGCACAATATCACCTCTTTGGCGTGATCCCATTTTGGTTAAAGCGTATGAATACTGATTAGCTGCTGAAGAATCTCCCGCACCCATTGAACCGAGCATTATATTCCCCGTCCTAAACATATTTCTAATGTTTGAGGTTAAATCCCTTAGTGTCCTGGCTTGATTTGATTGTGTTCTTTCTCTCTGTGTTCCAAGTAAATTTTTTCCTTGCTGAAGTTGTGTTTCTAATACATTTTGTCCTTGTGTATATTGGCTTCTTGCAATATCTTCTTGTGCGGTTCTTTGAGAAGGAAGTCCCTGATTGAGCATGTCGTTTAGACTGTTAATATAAGCATCCCAACCTGAAGAAATTTCACCTCTTAGTTGTGCGTATTGATCAGTTGTTCCACCCCCGTCACCACTCTGTCCCGTTGGCGGAACTCCTCCACCCGTTGGAGCTGGTGGGGGATTGTTATTGGTGATATTACTGGTGTTATCACCGGGTACTGGGGCACTGACATACGGAGAACGAGTGAAATAATCAGTAATACCATTATCATTCGTTTGTCCAGCGGGAAGCTCTGCTGCGTTTGCTTCAGAAACCCCAAATTCTCGTAATCCCATTAGATTTCCAGCTATTCCAGCACCACCTCTCCAAAGATTTTCCCACCCACCGCTGGTGGCCCTACTTACATCTCTTACTATATCTCCCCAATTTATTGCCATTTTAATAAAAAAATCCCCACGCAAAATTGCGTGAGGTGCGAACGTCACCTTGTCCGTCGATGACCTCTATCCTACTATACCATTATTTTTTGGGTTGTCAAGTACTTCTCGGAAGAAGTCTGCGTAATCCTGTATGTGTGAATCTATTTGCCAATTCTTTTCCACTGTTTTAAATGCATTTTCTCCCATTGTTTTTCGTAGTTTTTTGTCCTCAATTAACTTTTTTATTGCTTTATACCAACCATTAGCTCTTTCTGCTAAGAAGCCATTTTCTCCGTGATTAACTACACTTTGGTATTGACGAATATCTTGCCACACTCCAGGTTTCTTTGCGCTTCCACTTTCCAGAAACTTAATTGAACTTTTGGCTCGGTTATACACATTTACTTCAAGAGGAGCTACAATAATATCCGCTTCGTCCATGTATCCGGGGAATTTATTCTTAATCCACTTATATACATCTTGGTGTCCAAAACCGTGTTCATACCTCCTTCCCCATTTGTTTTTGAATTTAGGTATAAACGCACCTATTGTTTTTAAAGTAACATTGGGGTATTCTTTGAAGATTTTATCAATTCCATCCTCGAATTCTTTATTCTGGAGTGAAATGAAATGGGTTGTCGAATTACCACTCCACATACATTTACCATTTCTTCTTACATATAAAGTATGGTTTGGAACTTCAACGTCATAAATTTTTCCTTTATAGTTTTTCTTAAATTGATGTTTTGGAAAGACTTTTGTTCTAAGACAATTCTTTTTACCTGTATTTCTTAAAAAAGCGACTGTATAACAAGGTTTTTGTCTGCTTTTAGGGATAAATCTACCTTCAATTATTGTATCTCTCTTTTTTTTCTTATAGAAGTTTGCTGACCAGCCTATTTTAAGTGCAATCTCTGTTAAATCGTCAACGAGCTTTTTTGAAGTAGTTGTTGCTCTTATCCTTCCATTTTTATCAATATTACCATCCCCAATTAAATACCAATCTAATAGTATTTTTAATTGTCTTGGCGATAATTTCTTAATTTCTTTTGGTATATACTTTTCACTTGCACCCCCAAGTGGCCTCAAATATTTCCATAACCGCTTATTAAATATTCTTAATTGTCCTCTATCATCTCGTTTAACATTAAACCCCGCACAAGTCATTGCTGTATCTAGAACATCTAATTCTTTTGTGTCTTTTTTTTGAACAACCCCAACTTGCATACAATTAGTTAAGTTTCCCGATTTTTGCTTAAATTTATTCTTTGTAATCCAACCCTCAGCTAACCAAAACCCCAAGAACTTTAACCAATCATCCATAAATATCTTCCGAGAGCCTAGCCAAAAGAATTTTTTCTCTTTTCCCCGCCAATAGGCGTTCTTTTTAATTCTAAAACGTTTTTTATAAATGTTACTTGCTATATTTATTTTGTAGTTTTTGTCGTCAAACGTTCCAGTGTAAAGTTGATGATTGGGAGTAACTGCATAATTAACTTGTAATCCTTCAGCGCACACCAACTTTCCATTATAAGAATACTCCATATAGTTTGTTGGTTTTTGGTATTCCAACTCTCCTGTTCTATTAAGAGTTGCAACCTTTTCGTTTTTATCTAAATCCTTAAATAACTTGAACCCATTTTCTGTCAGAATTTCAGTTTTGTCATCAAAACATCCAAAATGCAACAACCGTATATTTCCATCATCTTTAAACTTTGATCTGTGATTATATAGTTTGAAATCAATATAGTTGGGGAATATCTTAATTTTGTCATGCGTCTTGCGTGTATTGTGAGTAATAACGTGTTTGAGATATAAATTGGTTGTAGTCATATAATCCACCTCATTACACATAGAGGTATAGTTATTTAATGCTTCACTTCCCTTGTGGTAAACCTTGTAAGCGGAATTATCCTTCATAATGTTCCACAAGGAATCATCCAAATCAAAAATAATCTTTCTTCCATACTTTCTAGCCATAGCCCCCATTGCCGCAAAAGCCCAAGCATTACCTATGTAATTAAGATAAATAATATCATGCTCCTTAGCCACGGTTAACCAGTCCATTCTGGCTACATCTTTGTGTATATCAAATATATCAACTTTAAAACCTGGAAGTTTGTTTAAGTGTTGCATGGGCTGGATTATTCTAACCATATCAACCCCCGAAGTTCTATCAACCGTTTGGTGGCTTGGAAGCGCAAAAATACGAATAGGTTTTTTCATTTTTGGGTTAATTCTATAAAAGTGTCGATTTTCTTATCCATTAGCTTAACCATATCCTTATAATGCTCCCTAAACGCCCCTGAGTCTAATCTAACATCCTTTTCATCCTTAAAGGTGAAACCATTCATTCCGGGTTCATATTTCTTTAAATCGTCTTTGGTGAGGTTTCCATAGTATTTCACTTTACAACCACAAAGCCTTGCAATATCGTACATTGCTGATAATCTGTCATATCCATATAGTGTATGGCACTTGTTAAGTAAGTCTGCTAATCCTTTTTGATCTTTGGCTATCTCCCTATCAATCTTAATGGCGTTTTCGGGGTGTTTGAATTGATCATTTCCTTTTCCAACTAAATAACAGGTTTTTTTGCGTTTCTTGCCGTAATCCTTAAATAAATGAAGGTTTAAAATAGGAAGAAACATTAAGTGGTCTTCGTCAACACCGAGAGTGTTATATACCTCTGAAAATACAAATATCTTGTCTGTCTTAGGAAATTCCTTTGGTCCCAGCCTACCATATAAAGCCATTACGCCAGGGGTTTGTAAAACATACCTAACCACCGTATCTGCACCCGCAGGGTTTCCCGTATAAATCTCGGGATAAACTGCTATAAATGGAGTTTCATATTTAGCGTTTAAATAAGCCACCTGCCCCTTAACTAAGAGCCAAGCATATAACCCATACATAACACGTATGCCTCCAGATGTAACCTCAAACGGTGGTGTCATGATCGAATATGGTTTCATACTCCTTTTATTTTAAAACTTTTCCCTTTACTAGATACATAATTCATATATCGTATTACTTCGGCATCAAACCCCAACCTTTCATACTGGAGTTTGGGGAAATCCCCGCCTTTGGCCCAATGGTAAGCAAATACCTGTTCTTTACGGCACATCACTTTCTTGCTCTCCAGGTAAAACTCTCCTTCTCGGTTTAATGATTTACAACCATAATAATCCTTCTTTTCATCAAATAATTTCTTTTTCATCTTTTGGATTTCAGGATCGTTTTTCCAAATAAGTGAAAGTATATCGTTTTCTTTACACACATACTTTTCCGCTTTAGAATTCTCCCTCTCCCAAATATCCCAAAATTTAGGATTTCTTGAGGCTACTAACCCAGCCTGAACATATTCTTTTTCCGTTACATTCTCAACTGTTCTATTCTCATAGTCGTTAAAGTTTGTGGCAACTCCAACTTCGTAGTCGTTCTTTAACACCGCCTCAAGCCTATCAAGAATTACTGTATCTGCGTCGATTCCAACCACCAAGTCGTATTTATCGGTTAGCAGTTTTGCGAATGTTGGTCTTGCGTTATAAAAGTTAAGATTATGTTTATTAAATACATCGTTTATCACGTCATCCCTGAATACAAACAAATCAATATCCGGGTGGAAACGTAAAAAGCTGTTTATAAACTTAGGCGTTCCAACAGGATAATAATAACTATCTGAAACCACTGTAAAAAAGGCTACTTTTTTCATGGACGAGTGAATAAGACTATTATAGCTGAACTTTCATACCTCCTTGCTTCAAACCCCAAACCAATCATGTGTTTAACTAATTTTTGCCAATCTGGAAAGTGAAACTCAATCTCAATGGCTTTAATTTTGTCTGCCACTTTCTTAAATCCTTCACTTGTTAAAATCAATTCTTCTGCACCCTCAACGTCAAATTTCATAAAGTCAACCTCTTTGATTTTGTTTTTCTCAAAAAAGGTGTCCATAGCCATTGTTTTTACTTGCTCACCACCCTGTTTGTAATCATTTACTAGGGAATGGCACGTTCTATTGTCATTTAATGTATGAAGTGTCATTTCTCCATCTTTGTCGGCTATTGCTAGTTTAAATACTTCTACATTATCCCACTTGTTAAATTCTTTATTCTTTTTAAGAGCTTCGAAGTGTTCGGTTGAAGGTTCTATGGCATATAGTTTCTTAGCGTATTCTCTCATGTATTGAGTAACTATACCTATATTAGCGCCTATATCCACAACAACCATATCTTTCTTATTATTGAACATATCCACATACACTCCATCAAAATAAATCTCTTTATATATGTAAGGTATAAAGAGTTCCTCAAACTTAATGGGTTTTTTCTTTGTTCCTTTTGGATAAAATAATGCTCCTAACATAAAAATCACCCCAATTCTTTTATATCACTAATTTGTATATGATTATCTGCTTTCCCCCAACTCCAACTTAAATCTTCTTGTCGCCATGATTCGCCATAATAACGTTTTAACCATTCAATTCTGTAATTGGGTACATAAAATTTATAACCCTTATAATTGATTTGTTGGAGTTTCTTTAGATGTTTGGCATCCCACTTTAAATAATGACCCATACCCATATATTCTACTCTCTCGTTTTTGTACTTCCTAAATTTACCTAATAAGGAAAAGTATCCCCCTTCCCAAAAACTCTCTTTCTGATTACCGAAAATAATATAATTACCTTTTGATTCAACCATGTTAAAATCCCTTCTTATTTTCTTTCCCATTTCTTCTGTAAATTGTTCATACCGGCAACCAACATTGATTTCTCTGTCAAACTGGTGTCTGTTCTTGTATTCGCCGGTTCTCACTATTTGCAAAAGAGTTGATCCAATTAAAAAGGTAGTTAAACCCATGCTCTTAAAGTATTCTGTTGTGTTTATTAAATGTTGTTCTATTTTTGTCATTTTCTTAAACTTGTTGACGAAATCCCCTCTGTATATGGAAAATACACAAACAACACCTCCTTTAACTCGCTCTCATATTTGTTCCAATCTTTATTATTAAACCAATCATCCCCTACAAATACAACATCAAATTTCAACTTCTTCCATTCCCGTCGCTTGTCCGTGGTAGTTTGAGGTATAGCTAAATCCACATATTTAATATTTCTCACAATTTCTATTCTTTGTTCAAAAGGAATTTTACATTTCTTGCCTTTTTCTTTTACAAGTTTGTCGGTTGAAACACCCACCATTAGTTTGTCGCACATGGCTTTAGCATTTCTCAATATATTAAGATGTCCGATATGAAACAGATCGAACACGCCTGTCGTATAGCCTACCATCCTATCTCCTTATTAAGTAATAAAAACTCTCTAGTATCCCAAGGAACGGGGAAACCTATCTTATCCCTATAAACAACATCTTTGGGGAGATATTTAACTGCTATTTCCTTTAGAATGGGTTTGTCTATCTTTTGCCCCATTGGGGCTTCCCACATCATTTGAGGTATTCCATTTTCTAAGTAAGGAAATACTACTTCCATATTAGCCGAATTACAGGCATTTTTTGCTCTATCTATTAGTGCCGGTGTATGGGTTTCTAACAAGAATCTATACATTCCCCACTCTTTCCACTTCTCAAAAGGTATTTCGTCAAATGTCGGTATCTGTAAGTATCTGTTTCTAAATGTTTGTTCATCTTTCATAAAATTCCCCGTAAGAAGTTCTGTATATCCACCAAACAATCCATCAGCTCCCTCTCCCGAAATAATTGTATTAAATCCATCTTCTTTGGCCTGAAGTGCCATTAAGTAAAGACATGGTTCGTTGGGGTGGAGTCCATCACCTTTTTGTTTTATTAGATATTCTATTGTAGAAAGGTACCTCTCCCTACTTATAAATACTGGGGTTAATTGAATGTGCAGGTGGTTTGCGACTTTTCTTGCCCATTCATACTCATTCTCTTGTCCTAATACTGCTACATAAGCCATCTGGGGTTTGTTGATAGCAGCCAATAAAGAACTATCTAATCCACCGCTTAAAAAAATAGAATCCCCATCGGTCTTGAGTTTCTTTTCAATCTCACTAGGAACAACTCTTTTTACCTTTTTGTTATATTTAATCGGAACTCTATAGTTCGTTTTTGTATATCTAAAAGCTAAATAATCCATTTCACAAATCTTCTACTAAAACTCTAATTCTTGCTATTTTATTCTTGTGCAAATCACTTCCCAATGCTTGTTCTGCCAATTCAAGAATACCCGCATCATCTCTACCCGTTCTTGGAAGTAATAAAGATTTTAATTCTTTTATCACGTCTTTCTTGCTTTTCCTTGCCATGTTAATCACCCCCTCCTAAGATGTAAAAAACTTGGTTTGTTGTTTTTTACTAATTTGTTTATTATAGCAGGTAATTCTTCTTTTTTCTTCGGACAAAACTGTTGTATATTTGGCCACCTACTAATAACCGTGTTGTAGTGTTCACCCGACCAATGTGTAAACCCATCTTCTAGGTAATCTTTGCCCACACCCGCACCAACCAACTTAACAGGTATATTTTCATGACCTAAGTAGTTCTTAATCCACTCTACGGGGCGGTAAAGAAGAAATGGTGTGATACTGTAAACAAACGGTATTTTATCTTCTAGGGCTAATCCCACTCCAATTCCAAGCATTGCCTGTTCACTAGCTCCACAGTTTATTGTTCTATCGGGGAAATCTTCAAAATGTGAATCAAACATCTTATATCCAAGATCAGCTGTTACAAGCCATATATCCTCGTTCCCTTCCATCTGTTTGTGTAATTCGTAAGCAAACCACCCACGAATTGAATTATGTTTTTTCATTTCATTATCTCCTCGTATTGTTCTTTATTCATAACCACATAATGTCCCCGAACCCCCTGTAGCCAGTCGGGAAAGTCAAACAAATCTGTCTTAACCACCAATGAAGGGTAAAAGAACTGTAATCTGGTGTCTAAGAGGTCTGCGTTTGCTTTCCCCAGAGCTGTATAACCATTGGCATTACAAGTAATCCTTAAATTTTCCAATCTTAGCTCGGATGCTATCCTAAGTGCTTCCCAGACAGACCCCTCCGCACACTCCCCATCACTAATTAAAACATAACACAATCTATTACGATTGGCCAATGCCATACCTATTGCAACCGTTAATCCCATTCCAAGCGATCCAGTAGAACACCAGATACCATCTTTTATATCTCGGTTGGGGTGTGTACCATGTTTCTTGAATAATTTTTCGGCGTCTTTTCCTTCATATTTTTCTAAAACCACATACAGCGCCAATCCCGCATGCCCATTACTTAAAATAAATGGCTCGTTCTTCTTCTTAACCTTATATATAGCATCTATCAAATTCACCGAAGTCAAACAAGAACTAAGGTGTGATAGCTTTAGTTTATAACTAATCTCAATTATTCTTTTTTGTAGTTGATTCATATTCTTTTACCATTTCCTGTATCGACTGTTCAAGCGTCTTGCGCGGCAACCACCCATAACCCCTTGCTTTGTAGTTCAATGAAACCCATTTATTTGTGTCATAATCTCTCATTTTATCCACAACGTTGATGTTTGCTTTCTTGCCCGTAACTTCTTGAATAATATCTAGTATTGTTTGGTTCGATACTTGTTTGCCCGTTCCCAATTCAAAAATTCCCCTAGCTGAACGTGAGGATAAGTTAATAATCCCGTCAACCACATCAGACACATCAATAAAATCATGTGCGGGTTCGGGTACAAAGTTTACTAATTCATTCTCCATGCAGGAACGGATTAAAGTTGGAATCAAATGTTCTTTCTGTTCTCCTACACCTGTGATTGAAAAAGGTCTTATTATGCAAACAGGAAGATTGTATTTTTCCATATAGGATAATAGAATTTCTTCTGCCGCCTTTTTGCTTCTTGAATACATTGTTTGTCTTGGCAATCTAACCGAAGAAGTGCTAATAAACACAAAAGACTTAAAATCCCTCTCCATCGTTTCAAGAATGTGAATTAAATCCAATATGTTTGCTTGAAGTATTTTCTTGTCATCATCGTGGAATGACATGTTGCCGTAAGTAGAAAGAAAAAAGAACCTCTCAAAAGGCTTTAACTTGATTGTTTTAATCTTTTCGTGGGGAATAGTAACAAACTCATCCAACCTTTCTGTGAGGTGTTTTCCTATAAATCCTGACGCTCCTGTAATATAAGCCTTTTCCATCCTGTTTTGATTTTATTATTTCTTTCGTTTCTTGTCAACTTCTAACTCATCCACCATCTTTGACATTTTATTTATCAACTCTCTTAATGATTCGGCTTGTTTACTTACCAATGGAACATTAACTTGACTTACGATGTTGATTAAAGTTATTAACTCGTCTTTTGTTAATTTCATGCTATCACCTCCCTAATCTAAAACAATTTCCTCTCGACCTTTTTCTATTGTAGCATCTCTCGTTGCATTTGTCGCTTGTTCAACCTCATAAGAAATAACTGCATTTTTAATAATTGTATATAACATTCTTTTAGCAAAGTGAGCTTTTGTTTCACTCTTTGCTTTACGAGTATCATAATCATATTTAGCACAAAAAGCATTTATTATTCGGTCTTTTTGAGCATCTGGTATTTCAAGTGAAATTATCATATTACCACCCCCTCAATTTTTATATTCCATAAAACCTTGATACAAACTTATGGTATTAGCTGCTTTAGCACTCCCCCATTCTGCTGTAACTGTTATATCCATATTTGCTGTGGTATCTATTTCCATAATACCAATAAGTATAGTATCAACATCATCTATTTGTAAATGTATGTGCATTGCTCTATTACCATTTTCACCTATTGTTCTCTGACAGGCATTACCATCTACATGCCAATAAGCACCATCTAATGCTTTGGTGGATGGTTCTAGCTTAACCTTTTCAACACCATTTATTTTAACTCTTAATATAATCTGGTCATCAGCGGATGCAGAACCGCCATTTGAAACAACACCGTCTGCATGAAATTTGAATACATTTCCAGCTTCTAAACTATTTGCAGCCATTTCAGCAGTCCACATAGTCGTTTCAACTGTTGTGTTTTCAACCGTAACTGTTTCAACTGCTACATCTGAAGTTCTGTCTATTACCTTTTGTTTATTATTATTAGTTATGTAAAACTTACCGTCATATTCGATTGTTCCTGCTTCTGGTGTCCCCAAGAGAGTACCTTCTGTAAATTTGAGTGGTGCAGTTGAAGCGGTAGCTGTTCCTGCTGGTAAATGCAATCGTGCTGTTGGTGAACTTGTATCTATACCGATATTTTCTGCTCCACCATCTATGAAAAATAAATGAGTATCGGTATTTCCCTCCACCCTAAAATCCGTGTCTTTACCAAGTTCATTAAATACAGCCCCACCCAAAGAATTAAGTAAAATTACATCTCTATTCCAAAGGTCGGTAACTGTAAAATTCCACGTATCAACATCCGCCGCACCTAATTTCATATGAATATCTCCAGCCGAAGTTCCAGCCATCATCCATACTCCTGTTCCTGATGCTCCAGCACCATCAAACCACCAAGCAACTCCTTGCCACGGACTATTCGCTTCTTGGATAAATAACGCATGACTCTCATCTAATGCATTTTCCAAAGTAACCCTTCCATTAGCATTAGTTAAATATAAATTATCATAATCTGCCCTAATCGAAACAGTGTTCGCAGGAGTACCATTTGATTGTTGCCAAAGCAAAATTGTTCCAAGAGAGGTAATTGCTGCTAATTGACTATCATCACTCTTTTGTATTTCTAAGATGTTGGCGGTTTGGGTAGAGTTGGCTTGGACTATGAGTTGTTGGTCATCTGTTGAACCGTCTATCATTAGTTTGGCTGTGGGGTTGGTTGTTCCAATCCCCACCCTTCCATTAGTAGTATCTACATTAAATACTGGGGTAGTATCTGCTTGTTGAATTTGAAAGAAGGTAGTACTGTTTGTACCAATCATAGTATCACCTGTTACATTTACATAACGGGTATCTAGGGCTGTGGTATCCAGTTGAATTTCCCCATCACTATTGGTTTTTAGCCTTCGAAGTGCTGACCCATCATATCCAACTAATTCAACTGCTAATATATCAAAGTCCTCATCATAACTTGCTACAAGTACATCCTGAGGCTTCCTTTTAGTTTGTGATTTATTCTGTGCATAAGGAACTGTCATAGTGCCACCTTTAACTTCCCTTCTGATGTAACGGCTATCCGTTGTAGGTTGGTTCCATCATAACCGATTATTTCCACCGCTAATATGTTAAAATCTTCATCATAACTTTTAACATACACGTCTTGTGGTTTTCTCTTTGTTTGGCTTTTTGATTTAGTTATTGCCATACTTAGCAAAATCCTTTCTAATTCCTTCTGCTTCCTGTAAAAACTTAATATGAGCGGTTATGGTTGCCACTTTAACTATTGGTCTTGTTTCATCCTTCACGTTTGTTAGTTTTTCCATTTTCTTTAATTCTTTTTTGATTGCTTCTTGGTTGTTTGCCCATTCACCAGATTTTATTTTCTTCTGTATATAGCCTTCGATTATATTAACTTCCTTTTCAAATCCACCCATTCCCTCATCCCAGTATTTACCTAATTTAAAGTAATCTACTGTGTATGGATGCCCCTTGTCGGCTTCATAATCCATATATGGAACTTCCACGTTCGTAACTGATTGTGCGGGCGGTGTTTTACCTTCCCCAACTCTTTCGGGTTTAGTTGATTCCGATTTTGTTCTAAATGCTACATCTGCCATGGTAATTTATCAAAGAAAAAGAATGTTCTTCCTATTCCCATATTTTTATCCCTCTTTTTGGCCAATCTCTCCTGTATATCTCTTACGTTTCCTTTTCTGTTTCTCCTAGCTTCTCTTACTAAAGATTTCCTTGCATCCCTCAAATATCCATCGTGTTGTTCCTCACGAATAGTCCTCTCAACCTTCCTGATATTATGTAATGTTTCTTTATCAGGTGCGGTTTTACGAGCTTTCTCTAATTCTTTTATGTCTGCTATGCGTCCTTCATCCATATAAGTTGTTATTTCTGTGTTCGGCTCCTTCACAGAAATGAAAAGAGCCGAAACAACTCTCACGACTTAGGTTGCCGTGAAACGACAAGTCATAACCCAATCTGAGTTAAGAATCTTGGTCGCATAACTCCCTGCCCAAGAGATTATAGAAATTCTCCCTGCTGGTGAGTTAGAGTCAACCACGTTGGGTAATATATAGAGCTTGGGTTTGTCCTGAGCTAAATCATAGACTCCGAAAGCATTATCTCCGTGTACGTAAGTATAGAACCTTACAACTGCGGATGCTGCTACTGATGTTGCCTCTGTTCCAGACGAAACGTCCTTATTCAAAAGCCACCTAACACCAAGCAACTCTCCCATTTCACCCCTATATAAATCCTTCACATCAGAATACGTCTTAGCATTGAGCCAAGCTGTATCTGCCATCAGGTTTATCTTGGAGTATGGGTCGGTTTTACCAATGTAAAAACCGTCTTTATACTTCATTGCCTTATTCAGCTCCAAATCCCTAACAATCATCCTAATATCGCAAGCATCGAGCGTATCACCTGCTGCGATAGTAGTCACAGAATGATCATTTCCATAATAGGAAGTACCATTTTGCAGTTCTGCTCTGGTGAGCCTGTTAAGGGTTTCACCCATGTTCTGACCTACTAACTCGATCTTCTCCTTCAAATTGCTGTCGATTGAAACCAATGTAAGCAATTTAGAAGTATTAACAGTAAGACCATATTCTGACAAAGTCATAGATATGGTGCAAGCTGTAATAGCACAAGTTACAGGGTTTGATGCCTCTCCAAGAGGATCGGTTATCAAAGTCAATGGCTCATATCTAGTAAAATTAACCGTTCGGCCTTCATTTACCGGATGCGTCCTCTTTTGAGCACCTTCCTCAAGAATCCTCTCATACTCTGCACGAGCCAGAAAGACCTTTTCGTAATAGGTCGATACTTCGGCTGATATATGTGCCCCTGTGGTAATGTTGGCGTTTGCTGAGCCACTTATTCCACCTCCGACTACTGCCATGTTTTTATCACCTCCTTCTAAGCAAAGACTTAGGTAGAGGCTTTAACCTTGAACTATTCCCAACTCTTTCTCTAGTTCTTCGATTGTCTTGTCCTCTGCCGATTTCTCACCTTTGCGGACAGAAGTTGGTTTTAGAGCGGATTGCGAAGACTGCTTTGCTATATCCTCCGTAACCTTACCAACTTCTTTTGTTACCGCCTGTTTATAAGGTTTCATCAGTTTAGCCACAAATTTCTTAACTGATGCGTTGTACGGATCGGCTTTTATATAAGCCTCCACCGCCTCGGTAACAGTTTCAGAAAGGTCTTTGTTAAAAGTATCACTCTCAGGATCAAGTTCAGGATACTTCCTGACTACTTCATTAGATTCTTGAGTAATTCTGCTAATAGCATCCTGTTGTTTTCCCCTCAGCTTTATTAAAGCATCAGTTCTTCGGATTTGATTTGCCTCTCTTACCTTCAATCTACGATCCAGTTCAAGAGCGTCTATCTCCTCCCCAGGTGCTACTAACGGTTGCTCAGGTGGCAGTGGTTGTGGCTGATAACCAGCCTGCGGTTCTACTGAACTTGTAAGTTCTGCTACCTTTTCCGCTAATGATTGAGCTTTTGCCTCTGCTTCCGCTCTGGCTTTCGCCTCTGCCTTAGCTTTAGCATTAAGCTCCCTAACCCTTTTAGAGTAACCCTTTCTGGGCTCTGTTTCAGTTACTTCTTCTTTGGTTTCCACTTCCCCCGTCGGTTCAGTATCTACTTCAGGTTCTGCAACTTCCTCAGGTTGTTTTTCTTCTGCTACTGGCGTGGTATCAGGGATGTTTTCCATCTCATCCTTTTCGTTTAACGCCTTTTTGTTTTTATCCATGTTGTTCACCTCCTCCCAACCATGCACGAGATTATAGTGTCGGCACGAGCTTACACTTTGAGCTTTAAAGGCTCAGGTGGTATAAACCATAAACCTATGACATATACCCCTCAACCCTTAACGGTTTTTAAGTATCGGCATACCTTTTTTATCCAACCCAACCATAACTTTATCCATCCCGATATAAGTTGCGTGTTCCAATTCACAACTCTTACACACCAAGTATGGGCCTTTTTGCCTCCACTCATGATGTTCGTTTGGGCGAAAGACAAAACTTGGATTGGTAAAGTCAAGTATTTCGGTTGCTTTTTCCTCATTTTTCTTTTTCATCTGGTTTCTCACAAGCCTCTACCGCATCTTCAACTTTATTGAGAATCCTTTTAATCATATCTTTGGTTTGAGTAATCACAACTGAATTCCTGCCTATCTCCTCAAAACTCATTCCTTGATCCATGGCTACTTTGTTAAGGTTCTCTAAATCTCCCAACATATTCTCTGCAAATTCCCTCAAAACCCTCCATCCCGCCGTTCTGGAAAGTGCATATAGGTGTCTTTCTTCTACTGTTGCTCCTTTCTTCTTTGCGTCCTCGTCCTTCTTAATTGAGGGCATGTTGGATACAAAAAAATCTGGTTTTATTGCTTGTTTCATTCTATATTCCTTGTCCTACTGGCGGTTCTGTTGGTTGTCCTTGTTGCATTGATTGTTCGGGTGGCACTTGATTTATGTTTCCCTGCCCCTGTTGAGCCTGTTGTAGAATATTCATAAACTTCTGTTGATCTGATTCTAATATGTTATCAGCCTTTTCTTCCTCAGTCATTTCTTCCAGTATCTTATCCCAATCCTGAATACCAGAGTTTGAAACCACTCTCTTGAATATCTCACCGAACTTGAGATTAAATCCTTCCTCTTTTAGTTTCTGTTCCAGTAGATTTCCTTGGGGAGTTTGGGATTGAAGGAATAGTTGCATTAACATTGTAAGATTATCTTGCTGTGATTTCTGGTCAATCGCATAGGTTGATCCTGAAACTATCTCATAATCATACAAAATAGAACCAGTCTTTGATTTTCCAATTGTTACTTTACCCGTCTTTTCATCGTATAAATCTCTAATCTCAGGATAGCTTCTCTCTATTTCTGCAATATCTTCATCAAACAATCTCATTACAATGGCCTTGGGTTGTTTCTTAGAAATAAGGTTAACCATTTTGGTCATTATTTGCTTGAGAAATCTCTCCATATAGAACCTGTCAGCATTATCTCTAGTATTCTCCCTCTCTTTCTGCATTGATAAAGCTCTGGGTGTTTTACCCATACCAGGGTCGGTCTGTTGGGTCGTGGTTGTATCCGAAGTTCCAAACAAGTTAAGAATTGCCGCATTAGCCACTTGGTATGTGTTGTTAAACTGATTTATTCCTTGCGGTGAAAGTTCTATGGTTTTGGCTACATTTTGTATTTGCCCCCTTGCTAGCCATTTCTCTGCCGCACCCCATTTGAATGAACTTAGAGAGGCTACATTATCCTTATTGATAATAATCGGGGGAAAAATAGACATTTTAACTGCATCCAGATAAAGATTCCAAACCGAGTTAACAGCCATTTGCATTGAGCCACCCCTTTCAAAGTCGCCCATTCCCATAAAGTCATCCAACAAAGGAATAGAGTATTTGCAGGCTACTGGAAGCTCACCATTTTCGTGAGGATTGGCAATATCTCTAAACTCCATATCAGCATCTACACACACATCCACCCACCTATCCCTTTCAAATTGTGTTAAAACCTCATAGTAACCAGCCTTTTTAGCAGCAACTTCTTCCGGGTATTGAGAAAGTTCCCTTTCAGATTTGGCCTTAGAAGGTCTGGTTGCCTTTGAACCAGCTTTGTCTTTTAGTTTGGTAACTATTTTATTTATGTTTTTGAACCCGTTTTGTTCTTTTAATCCCTCAAAGTATGAAAGGGGTTTCCATGTTCTTACTATTACATAATCAGAATCATTTAATGAAACCGCACCAACTTGAGGGAACACATCCCTAATATTTAGAAGCCACACATCAGGTCCTATGTATCCATTTTTACGCACATCCCAATCTATTAAAGCAAAAAAGTTCCCATATACATTAGAATAAATATCAGCCATTCGGAGTTTAGTTAAAAAATCAAATTGAGCGTTGGCATTAGGAATAACATACTTATCAAGGATTAAATTCATCAACTGTGAAGCGCCTATATCGTTCTTGGAGATACCTTTTACTTTCCCGGTGGGAAGTTGTGCCATTACTCTATATCCCCTCTCGAGTGTTAAGGTTGATAGCTTGGGATCAAACACTTGTGATTTAGTTTCAGCAGACACCGCATCATTCAACTGATTGTGGAATAACTTTTCCGCATTATCCCAAAGCTCTCTCTTGCTAGCAAGATGCTGAGAAGAAACACCTTGCCTGTCTAGTATTGTATCTTTTATTTTTGCCATAAAAAAAAGACGCACCTTTAGTGCGCCATAAACCCCGCTAAATAGCTGTATCTGGCTAGTTTCTTATTTTAACATTCTCGTCAAGTGATTGTCAAATCATTTAACATTATATCTCAAACGACGATTTTTAACTATATTAAGTGTATCCACAATTACCTGTCCATCTTTTAACTGCATGGTGAAAGTTATTGTTCCATAAGGTGTTTGGTTAACTTCGTTTTCTATAATTATATGTAGTGGAATGTTGGGTGACAACAACTCGTTTAACTCCGAAATACTTTTGTCGGGCATTAACATATTCGGTCAGGTTATAGTCAACTATATTACCACTATTTATCCTCAATGTAAAAGTAAAGAGTCCATTCCTTCTCTTTTTAATATCTCTTTCAATATCAATGTGTGGCTGAATATTGTGTTTTTTGATAGAAAGTTCGTATTTCATCAATAGAATCCTTTATCAAACATTTTGGTATCATCAGGCAATTCAGTGTCATCATCTCTAGGCCTAAGACTCTCCATTCCATATCTTAATGCATCCATTAAATGATTAAAAATAGGAGATGGTTCGTTTATTATCTTACCTTCTTTATCTGTCAGCCATAAATAGTTTCTATATTCTTTTAATAAGTTAAGTGAGCGTTTGGTTACACTTATACGTTGCTCTTGAACATATTGTATTCCTTGTAAAACCGAATCTTTGCCTTTTCGTGAACCGATTATACTTACTCCGTAACTTGCTATTTCATCTATACTCTTAGGCTCTGCGCTATCCGCTATCACCAAACCACCATCCTTGTTAAGCAAAATATCAGCTATTTGGCGATTTGACAACCCTTTCTGGTAAGTAATCTCATCTAGTATATATCCACCGTTATAATAATAAATTGCAAGGATTGCTGTTGGATCATTCGAATATCCAAAGTCCAGTCCATATCGTTCCAGCCTTGCCTCATGGGGAATGGAGTTAATCGCTTTCCAGCCTGTATAAATTCTTCCTTCTGCTTCTCCTAAAAGTCCCAGCCCGTACACCCTCCACCAGTTCTTGTTTCCTTTACGGCTTTCAATAGCACGGACAATGTTTTTGTCTAATGCTTCATTATCCCTATAAGTAAGAATTAAGAAATCCACACCCTCTTTATTTTTTACTTCTTCGTAGAACCAGAACTCTGCTACCGGATTCCAATCCAGCCATATTATTTTATTTGTACGAACCTCTAATTGCGTGTATGTTTCGTAAGATATATTGTTTGCTTCGTTAATAAATAGAATATCCCTTCGTGGTCCTCTTACCTTTCCGGGTTGGTCTGCACTGAAGAACTCTATTCGTGAACCTGTTTCGAATATGTATGTATAATCTGTTTTATTCCATTTATCCGGTTTGAAATATTTGTGAACTTCCATAATATTTAAGAAGTCCCTCATCGCACCACGTTTCAAATGAGGAAATGACTCTGATACTACTGAAATCAATTCGTTTTTGTGCGTTTGAGCATAGTCTATCAACCACAAGAGAATTGAAATAGTCTTAGAAGCACCTGTACCACCAGCCACTCCTCTTATTCGTTTGTTTAGTTTAAGAATTTTCTTTGTTCC